CTATTTACTGCCAGGCAGAATGATTAGTTGCCCCTTCCCTACCGTTCACTAGCCACCTTTCAGGTGGCTTTTTGCTTCTGCATCAAAGTGCATATGCTTGCATGAATCCGCATGATCCAAATTGGATCGCTATGTGTTTGTAAGGCCAGAGCCGGCGCGCTCAGAGGTGGTACATGCAGATGCATCAAAAGCGATACATAAAGCGGGCAGGCGTGGCGGGGATAGCATTGCGCGCGAGCATTAAAACATGTATGCATCTAATCTGGGGGAAAGCTTGCAAATATTGTAATAATTGGGTTAGTCTAACTGTGCCCATAGTTAGATTTTGTGTCATGTTTCATGACAAGTGAAAAGAACGTTGGAGCCAACGCTCCTTGAAGTATCCTTACAGAGTAACATGGATAGCCGCCAGGTTACTCGTCGAATCGCGTAAGAGTAACTATGGGCACTTCTACAGGGACGATTGCATGTCAGTATTAGAAACATTGAAGAAGCTAAAAAATTTAAAAGACGTCGCTGTCTTCTTAGACTGCAAGCCTAAGTTTCTATCGTATTTATTGTTCTTTGAAAAAGATAAATACAGTGAATTTGAGGTGCGTAAGAAAAGTGGTGGTGTTAGAATTATTCATGCTCCAAATAAAAAACTGAAGGCAATTCAAAAAAAACTTTCAGATGTGCTTTATGCGTGCCAGGATGAAATCTACCCTAAGCAGAAGTTTAGTATTTTATCGCATGGTTTTGTGAGAAAAGAAAAAATAAAAAACAAAGATTTAATCCACGGAGCTTTATCAAACGCAAAAGTACACAAAAATAAAAATAATGTTTTTAATATTGATCTCGAAAACTATTTTGGAAGTTTTAATTTTGGTCGTGTCAGAGGCTTTTTCATTAAGAATAAAGATTTCTTACTTACGGAAAAATGCGCTACGGTAATAGCTCAAATTGCCTGCTATAACAATTCATTACCGCAAGGGAGCCCATGCTCACCTATAATCTCAAACTTAATTAGCAGATCATTAGATGTTAAACTTGCTAATTTAGCAAAGAGAAACAGTGCCTTTTACTCTAGATATGTTGATGATATAACAATATCCACTAATAAAAAAACCTTTCCTAAAAACATCGCACTGAGCGAGAGTCATCATATATCCCTTGGGGACGAATTTTCGAAAATTATTTCAAGTAGCGGATTTACAGTAAATACAAAAAAAACCAGACTTCAATATTCTGACTCGCGCCAAGAAGTAACCGGCTTAGTGGTAAATAAATTTGTTAACGTTCCGCATGAGTACAGATGTAACTTGAGACCTAAAGCCCATACTCTTTTCCTCTCAAATTCGTATTTTTATGTGGATAATGAAGGTAATAAATGCGAAGGGAGCATTGATAAGTTAAATGGCGCTTTTAGTTATATTCATTTCATCAGGAAGAATACAATAAATCATGGGAAATATATCCGTGATAAGAATGGTGAATTAGCACTTGATGGTAGTGATTATCTTTACTCTCAGTTTTTGTACTATAAATACTTTGCGCATAATGATAGGCCAATTGTAATTTGTGAAGGTAAAACCGATGTCATTTATCTTAAGGCTGTTTTAAAGACGCTCGCTGCTGACTATCCAGATTTGATAGAAGTTGACAATGATAAAACCTCATTGAAAATTCAGATCCTACCTGCAAGTAAAACAGTTCAGGATCTTTTAGGCTTATTGACAGGTACAGCTGATCTTAGAAAGTTCATACTCTCCTATGAAGCAAGGCTGAAAGATTTTAAAAATCCAAGCTTATCAAACCCTGTCATTGTGCTGGTTGATAATGATGACGGCCCTAGAAAAATCAATAATGCCATAAGAGACAAATACAATATATCTCCTGAAGCTGGCAAGCCTTCTATAATTTTCAGTAACATGGTTTATGTAAGGACGCCAGAGCTAGAGAGAAAAAAAGAGACTTCAATTGAAGATTTCTTTTCTGATGGCATAAGAAAAATAAAGATTAATGGTAGAACATTTTCACCGGACATCGATGATGACACCACTGCTCATTTCGGTAAGAAAACATTTGCCGAAGAAGTTATTCTAAAGAAAAGAAAAACTTTGGACTTCACTTCTTTTAAACCGGTTTTAAACTTATTAGTTGAATCAATAAGGCTCTACAAAAAAGGGGCATAGAGCCCCTTTCTTTAGGAGTAAGCTTATTCAAGGTGGTAACTTTTGAAGGATATTACTTCATCATCCATCCATTGATTAAGTTCTTTCATTCGCTCCTGTAAAGGCGTCAGCTCATTCCTCACAAACACCTGTGCCGCCTTCACCGCATCACCAAACCCGCCAGTGTTATCAGGGATAATCCCCATCATCTGCGGCGGCACGCGGTGCGCGCTTAACAGATCATCACGGCTGGCCTTCTTGATGTTAAAGAAATCGTCTTTCGTCGCCACCTCACTGAGCGGCAGAATCTTGATCCCGTCCGGCTTACCGTTCGGCGCGTACATGAACAGGTTGCGGAAATTACCCAGCCCTTTCGTGTCGCGCATCGCCTGCCGCATCCGGTCAACGTCGCTGCTGCTCTGCGCCGCGTCGGTCATATACAGGATATATCCGGCGTGCGCGCCGTTCTGGTAATACTTGCGGCGGAACAGCGTCGCCGCCTCATTCAGCCAGGCAGAATTAAGCGCGCTGAGATATTCCGGCAGGCCGTACAGCTCCTGATTAATATCCGGCTCCAGCAGGTGAAATACGCTGCCGGCCGAAAATTCGTGCGGCTCTTTCCAGTCATTCACAAACCAGTAAACACCTTCCTTTACGCCCCTGCGGGTGAATTTGGCCGGGGTGGTTTCAAGACGCAGCGGCTTCCCCAGGCCATTGCGGCGCAGCTCGGCAAAGGCATTACCAAAAACCAGATAATCCAGCGCAAACTTGCTGAACTCCTGCTGGCTCATCATCGGGTGAGGGATAAAGGTCGAAGCCAGAATGTTGCGCTTTACGTAGATCGGCGAACTGTGGTGAACGGCCGAGCGCAGGCTCTTAGCCAGCCCGTTAAAGCTGACCGGCGGCTCAAACCAGCGCCCGTTACCGATGCACTCGGCATAATCCAGAATGTCGCGCTTATCCATGACCGGCGTCGGATCGCCAAAGGTAAACGCCTCTGCGTGCTGCTGCGGTGCGGTTGCCTGTAAAGGCTGCGCGGTGGTGGTCTGAGCCTTGCGGCCTATGCGTTTGCTCATCAGTAAAATTCCAGAATTGAGGGATTAGCGCCGCCGCTGGCTGCGGTAAGCGGTTCGTTTAAAAGTGCATGCATGATTGCCCAGGCGACGTCAGCATGGCTGGCCTCTTCGCTGCGGCTCGCCTCATAGGTTGAGCGGTTGCCGCTGGCCGTCATGGTTTTGCGGATAGCCATAAACGACTGCGTGATATCCGTTGCCCCGGCGTCATACTCAAGCCGCCCGCTGCTGATGGTGTCTTTTGCCTTCAGTACCATTGTTGTTTTCACCTCTGGCGAGTATTTAATTTCACGCGCGGCCGGGTAAAACTGGCGTACCAGCTGGTAAACACCCTGGCCGATGCCGGTCGCATCAACGCCGATATATTCCACGGTGTATTTTTTCGTTAAGTCCTCGATAGATTTCGCCTGCGCGGCAAAGTCCATGCCCCGCCACTGGTGACGCTCCAGCACGCGGAACTTTCCGCCCGCAACGAGCGGCGGCGCGATTACCGCACAGCCTGCGCTGTCGCCGGTGTGCGACGGGTCATACCCAATCCAGACCGGCCGGTAGGCAAACGGGCGCGGCAGGTACGGGTTAAAATCTTCCCACTCTTCCAGACTGTCGATCATGCAGCTCTGCAGCTCCGCAAACGGGAACACGCTGGCCTCATCATCGACAAAATCACACATCAGCAGGTTCTGATATTCCGCCGGGCTGTATTCAAGCTGCAGTTGCTCAATGTCGAAAAGGTTGCAGCCGCCGGTCAGCGCATCCTCAACCGTCACAATCTGCCGCCACTGCCCGTCACCGCACAGCGCGCCTTTTGCCAGGTGTGAATGCGACAGGTCTATCTCGATGCGATCATCTCTGTTACGTCGCCCCTTGTTAAACAGCTCTCCTGACCAGAACGGATAGGCGCTGTGTGAAAGAGCCGACGGCGTGGAAAAATAGGTCGTGCGCCATTTCTTGTGCAGCGACATGCCGCTGGCAACTTTGCGCAGCTCCTGGAATTTCGGGATCCAGAAATATTCATCCAGATACAGGTTGCCGGTGTAGCTCTGCGCGGTACGCACGTTCGTACCGAGAAATATCAGGCGCGCGCCGTTCGGCAGCACGATGGGATCGCCTTTCAGGTCAACGTCAGCCTGGCGGGCGAAGTCGAGGATATAGTTTTTAAAAACGTGGGCCTGCGCCTTGCTGGCTGAAAGAAATATCTGGTTTCGCCCGGTGGTCAGCGCATCGATCAGCGCCTCACGGGCAAAGTAGAACGTTGCGCCAATCTGGCGGGACTTCAGGATATTGCGGATGCGGTGAGTCAGCCCGGCACGGTGCCAGTTGAGCTGATACTCAAAGCAGTTATCCATAAACACGCCGGTCAGCTTCTCTACCTGTTCCTCGCTGAACTCGTTTTTAACAACCGGCTGGCGCTCGCCTTTGTTCCGGTTGCGCACGTTAGGATTTAAGTCGGCCTCGTTGCCGCTGCTGCGGTAACGCTCAACGCGGGCAAGGCGCTCAATCTGACGGCCGAGCGCGTCTATCTCTTTGTAATCACCATTCCCCTTTACCTCTTTCATGATGAGCTGAATCAGCCGGGCTTCCATGCTGGATTCAACGCGACTGATGGGCGCAACGTTGTCCCACGTGTCGCGCAGTTTCCAGCTCTGCACGGTTGGCGTTTTCTGTCCGAGCGTCTCCGCAATCTGGCGCACGGAATAACCCTGCCAGTAAAGCAGCGCGGCCTGACGGCGCGGATCGCTGATGATGGTTGTCGGTGTCATGT